AAGGGGTATCTTAAAGGTAACGTCATGAAGTACATCTGGCGTTACGAAAACAAGAACAAGTTGGAAGACTTGCAAAAAGCCAACGTCTATTTGGGTTGGCTGATCAAGGAGGTGTCTCATGGATCATCATGAAGAGTTTGAATTTAATTGGCAGAGCAAAGAACACGAAGTTGCATCTGATGCCCTGAGTTTGTTCGTGAATGCGATGAAGGACAAAAACATTTCAGAAGATGTTTTGATGGAAGTTTTGTTTGTCATCACGTTCACCTATCACCTGCACTTCACAGATCGTAGCTCCCTTCGCAGGTTAGTCGATGAAGGCATGCTTGCAGTGAATGATCCTGATATGTCAGAGGAGGAGATGATATGCCATTGAATGAAAACCAACACGCTGTAAGGGAACAAGCTGTGCTTCGCATCTTGCATCGTCACAATCTATCACCGTGGGCCAGAAATTACTGGGCGCGCACTTACTGTGGACTGAAGAGGGCCGAGCATGAAGCTAAGGTACTACCAACAAGAAGCCATTGATGCTGCTTTCCATTGGTTCGATACCCAAAAAACCCATCCATTAATTGTTTTACCTACAGGCGCTGGCAAGACTGTTGTCTTCGCCTCAATGATCAAGAAGATCTTTGAAGAAAACCGTAACAGTCGTGTACTGATTCTTGCCCACAGGCAGGAGCTGATCAGTCAAGCAGATGAGAAGCTCAAGACCGTATGGCCTTGTGCGCCTAGTGGTCTGCTGGCTGCAGGTTTAAAACAGTTTGATTCGCACGAGCCTATCGTGATCGCTAGTCGGGATACCCTGGCTACACCAAAGCGATTAGAGAACTCAGGCGAGTTTGATTACATCATCGTGGATGAAGCCCACCATGTTGGGCCAGAGAAGCGGAGTCGATATCGAAAGATCTTTGATCACTTTGATTCTACTCAGCATTACGCACCAAAGGTTTTGGGTGTTACGGCAACGCCATATCGTATGGGTCAAGGATTCATTTATGGGTTGGACGATCACTTCTTTGGTGGTGTCGCTCACCGGGTAACGATCCCAGAGCTAATCAAGGCAGGGTATCTGTGCCGATTGTCTGCGTACCAGGTTGCGTCAGAGGCGGTGATCGATGCATCCACAGCCAGGGTCAAGTTCAAGGGTGGCGACTATCGTGAGTCAGACATCGAACACCTCGCCATGGAAGATCAAACCATGCTTGCGATTGTGGCCGATTGGATTGACAAGGCGTACAGCAAAGGCCGACTGAGCAGTGTGTTCTTCTGTATCACCGTGGCGCATGCGAACAAGATGTGCATGTATCTGCGTGATGCAGGTGTAGAAGCCGCTGTTGTGACAGCAGAAACGCCCGCTGAAGAGCGCAAGAAGATCCTTGAGGACTTTGAGAACGGTGTCATCAACGCGCTGTGTAACGTCGCTGTGTTGACTGAGGGCTGGGATGCGCCACGCACAGACTGCATCGCGTTGCTCAGACCGACTAAGTCTCTGGGCCTTTATGTGCAGATCTGTGGTCGAGGCATGCGCACCTGGGGTAACAAGAAAGACTGCATGCTGCTCGACTACGGCGAGAACATGATGCGCCATGGCTGCATCGATACCGCTAGGCCAGAGAGACCACAAGAAGATGAATCGGCCGAGCCGAAGATCTGGATATGTGACCACTGCTATGCCGTCAACGACATGGATGCGCGCAACTGCGTGGAGTGTGAAGAGCCTCGGTACAGCGTGGAGCAGATGCTTCAGCGTCAGCAAGACTTGCTGGATCAGCTTGACCAAGAGCGCAAAGATCAAGAAGAGAAAGATGCAGCTGCAACACGCGAAGCGGCACAAGGTAACGTCCTGTCTGATGAGCTAGAAGAGCCAGCCGAGAAGCTTGAGAAAGTTAAGAACATCGACTTTGTGTCTGCACAGATCAAGACCTCTAAGAACGGTAACGACTATCTCAACGTGATGTTCTCAACACCCGGCGAATACTGGCCACAGAGTATGCCTATCATGCTGGGTATGCGGGGTAAGGCGGGGATGGTAGCCACCAAGAAGTGGAACGCCCTGACACAGTCAGGCACACCAACGCCATACGATCTTAGTTATGCAGCGGATCTTGTGAACCAACACAAGGTCATGAGCCACATCAAACAAATAACTGTAAGGAAGGAGGGTAGATACTGGAATGTTGTCAGCGTCCATTTTTGATCAGATCGATGAGTTCATCGCCAATAAAGAGAGCCGCCACCGAGGGCACCTTGGTTTCAGTGGGATCGGTGATGACGATGAATACAAACTGTGGATGGGATTCCGCTGGTGTCTGCCGTCCACGTTTGGTGGGCGCATGCTGCGCTTGTTCGACCTTGGTCAAAGGATAGAAGAGCAGATCGTAGAGAACATACGCGACAGTGGTGTGATATCTATCGCCTCGCATGACAAAGACGGCAACCAGTTTCGTGCGTCGTTCTTTGGTGGTCACTTCGCAGGTTCATGCGACGGGCTGTTGAAGGGTGTGTTGCCACCACCAGAAGAGGAGCTCGTGCTCCTGCTCGAGGTGAAGAGCGCAAACGACAAGCGGTTCAAAGAGCTTGTGAAGCTACAAAGCTATGAGGCTTGGAGTGAAACCTATCGCTGGCAGATCCATGCGTACATGGGTGCCCTGGGCCTGACCAAGTGCATGGTTGTTGTGATGAATAAAAACAACAGCGAAATCTACTCAGAAGTGATTGAATACAACGCCGCTATCTGGGAGCGCGCACAAGAGAAGGCAGAGCGCATCATATGCAGTGACGCACCACTCAAAGATACGCGCCGCTCAGAGAAAGATTGGCGCATGAAGAATGAGCCTGATCTGTACAAAGACATCTACTACGGACGGCGCTTGCCTGAGTCGGTGAACTGCAGGAACTGCAAGAACATCAAGCCAATCACCACCAGTAACGGTGCGACTTGGTACTGTTCGCGCAGTAACAGAGCCATACCTTTTGAGGAGCAACAGCTTGGCTGCAAGGATCATCTGTGGATACCTGAGTTGGTGAACGCGGATCACATGCCAGAACGCAGCACAGAGGATTCTGTGGCGTACAGGGTGGGCATCATAGACTTCTACAACTCAACGTCAGAAGTGAGCGGAGAATACCACTACAGCAGCGCAGAGATGCGTGAGCTATCCAAGGTGCAGTTCAACGCTGAGATGATGATTGATGCTGAGAAGATCAGGGCTGAGTTCCCAGGTAGTCAGATCGACAACATGGATGAACGTAAGGTTCCGTTCTAGTCCCAGCTGCGAGGGTCTTTGACTACCAGTATCTTGGTGCCCGGGTAGAGTGCTTCGACCAGTTTCTTCTTGAGCCTGAACACTTGGGTGATTACACCCTTGGTGTCTTCGACCACCACCTCACCATCGCGCTTGTATCGGAAGTCTGCTATGTATGAGCAGATCTTCTGATCCTCGCCGTTGACGGTGACCACGCAGGGGAAGTCCACCTGGACCTCAAGATCAGTGAGTTCGCCAGCCTGCTCTAGCTGTTTGAGTATCTTATACCTAGCTGCTTCAAGCTTGGAATCAAACACGATGCCATCGTATTCAGTTCGCTTTGCAAAGTATTTGGATTTTGATCGCTTTCTTTTTGGAACCACACTAATCAATGCCTAGGAGTTTGTTCAACTCTATCTGTCTTAACGCATCAACGCCACGATCAAATAACGACATAGGCGGCGTGCTGGGCTGTGTAGGCGCGATTTGAGGCGTAGGCTGTGGTTGTGTAGGGGGTGGAGCAGCAGGCGCTTGTGCGGCCTGTGCTTCGGCTGCAGCTTGTGGTCTAAATCGGCTACCTTGGAACTCACCGAAGGCTTCTCCTAGTGCGTCAAAGTCTATTGGGTTCGCAAGCTTGTCTTCATTTCCTTGCATGGCAATCGATATAGTCTCTGCGCTAGGAAAAAATGCCTTGAATCTGCCCGCCATGAGGAAGTTTAAGTTTGGTGTTTTTGCATCTCTCAATGGTTTTACAATTTCAGCAGTGGAAAGACCAAGAGTTTTGGCGTCTTCGATCGCCATGTTGAGGTCACGCAATGCCTTGAATCGCTGTTCGTTCGCGGTGATGTAAGCTTTTGTCAGTTTCTCAGCGTCCACAGACCCTCTCTGCTTTGCAAGAGATGTAAAAATTCCACTTGCATCTCTTACACCTCGCCCAGCTTCAAGTGCTCTGTAGTAAAGAACTCTGTCAATCCTTGGCTTCAAACTCTTAACGCCCGTCAAAGCCTCTGTAAACTCTTGTGCTGGATCTACAGCAAAACCTTGTTTTGTAACACCAAGCCTAGCGTCTGTGGGAAGAACTGAAGCCACGGCTCTTGGAAAATCTCTAAGTCGAACATTTAATCCAAGCACAGGGGAGTCAACGTCTGCTTCAAAATCAATTGGTGATATACCAGGCATGATGCCGTCTGATAAGTGAGCGAAGCCTTTGGCAAACTTGGTGCCAAGGGGATCTCTTTCTCTCCAAATAGGTCTTCCAAAACTTGTCTTGTTTCTAGCCATATCGGCAATCTTTTCAGTGACGATTGACTCACTCATGAATGGTGAAAAGAATTCAGCGCCACTGTCATACATTGCGTTGAAAGCTATAGTGCTTAGTTCTTCTTCTTTTGTGATGCCATTGTTTACAGCGTTGTACACGGCACTGAATGGGCGCTTCAGATAATCGTAAGGGTTGGTGTACGAAAAGTTGTAAAGATCAGTGATGTTGCCATCTTTGTCTGTGGCTATCGGTATCAACGTAGAGTTACGATCCCAATCAGCAGCCATTGATCGCTTGTATGCCTGCACCTGCTCTTCGTTTGCGCCAGTAAGTTGTGTGCCTGCAATCGCCAGTGACTGAGGTATAGCTACGTTTACTGAGGTGAATCCCAGCAATCGTTTCATGCCAATCGCCCTGATCTCAGGCGAATCGCTTGCAAGCTCTTTGATACTGCGGCCAAGGATGTTGCCGCCCGTTCTAATCATTTCTGCAGGGAACGCAACAAAGTTACCAAATGGCATCTGCCTTAATCGCTTGATGTACTCTGGAACACGCGAGTAGTTAGGCACTGTATCTTTTACGATCTCAGCAGCTTCACGCTTCAACAAGGTTTCAAACTGATCATCAGTCAAGTCTGCTTTTCTTACGACAGAACCAAACTCGGTAAAGTTTCTAGGATCAGACACATTGATGACTGTATTTGCGTCTTTAGTGAAAGCCTTTTGCAGTCGGCCTAGCTCCATTTCAAAGCTGTATGTTTTCCATACATCATCAGACGCTTGGTAGAGTTTGGCCGAGAAACCGTTCTGCAGTCCTTGAGCTTTTTTAAAAGCCTTCCTAGCTAGACCAGGCATGTACTGTGTCGTTTCAACGGCATCATTTAACAAAGACTCAAACTCACCAACCTTGGCATTGGTGTTGATCACGCCCAAATCTATAAGCTCGTTGTAATACTTCTGCCTGTCAGCCAGCGTAGCTCCAGACTTACCGGGTGCAGTGAGCCTTTGGTTTAGGTTGCTGAACACTGTTGAGAAAGAGTTGGCTAAAGACTTTGAGTTGCCTATGTTGCCATTCGCTAAAGCAAAGAAGCCTGCAGTCGTTGCGTTTCTTATTTGTGTGATTGGGCTGTATACCGTCTTGGCGATTTGGGACAGACCCTTCAGCCCCAGAAAGGTTGAATATAAAGGAAGACTGCCCTTTGATAGATCAAAAATTTCTGAACCATTCTCAAGGGCTTCTTTGTAATCATTGCGCACATACTTGCCAGCAAGTGGGCCGAATCTACGCTTTGCGCTTTCGCCTATTTCTGACAGCGGGTTAGATGATTCTGCCCCTATCCGAGAATACTCTCCCAACTTAGCGTTTGCAGGGAGTTGATCAAACAGAAACCTTCGATCGCCAAGAGCCTCATTGTAATCAACCAAGTTCTTGTAGTATCTAGCTTTGGCGATCTGCTTAGACATGATATCAACAGTCTCTACCATCTTGGTGCGCAGCCCAATCTCTTGTTCGCCTACATCACGCGCCCTAATAAGCTGTGGCCTGTTGCGCATCATCACATCTTTAGCGCCTGTGTATTCGCCCAAGAAATCTCTGACTGCAGGTAGGTTGTCTAGACGCCGACCTCTCAGCATTCCCTGCGAAACACCTGACAGGGTTGGCGTTTCAATCATATCTTTAGGAGCCATCTTGGCATTGCTAAAGTCGCTTTGAAGCATGCCGTTTAACACAGCTCTCGCTTCAGCTTCGTTTAATCTATTTGCTTCATCCAAACCTCGGCTTGAATTTACGAGTTCTTTGATGGCTTTGTCAGCTTGTTCAGCTGTAGGCGAGTAATTCGTATCATTTAAGGCGCGATACAAACGCATGCCATAGAAAGTCTTGTTATCACCTATGGTCTTTATAAGATCTTTTTGCATCTCTGGGTTGAGTATTGGATCGCGCAATATGTCGCGCACTGAATCACTCAGCCCATCTATCTGGCCTCGAAGATCTTCTGCTCCTCTAAACAAACTTAAATCTTTGCGATTAGTAAACAAGCTCTTTGATAAGTTCTTGCCGATGATGTCATCGATTTCTTTTAGTTCTCTAGCCGCATTGTTTTGTATGGTTTCACGAGTAGCCCCTGGTCTTGCCATAGATTCTTCGGCAAACAAGAAATCATTCAATGTGTTAAGAATCCTGCTCTTGTCTTGGTTGTTGAATATGCCTTCGTTTTTATTAACAAAAGTAAGAGCGTTGTCTATCTTCTCGACTGCTTGTCGTGCTGCAGAACTGTGAGCCGCTATCTCGTGAATGCGCAAAGCATCGTATTGTTTGGTAAATCTGTCAGGCATACCGCCTTGGAACTTTGCGTACTTAATAAAGTTTTTCTTAAAGCGTTCTATGTTGCCGCGCACAAAGCCTGGATCAGACAGATCTGGCTTTACACCAACGTCGTGAAACGGTGTGTTGGGGTCTTTGATCGCTCTTGCCGCATCTCTTACAAAGTCAGTTCTACCAATTGCGCCAGCAGTTGCACCCACTGCTTGAAGACCTAGCTTCGCTACCGCTGGTACACCGAGAATCAATGCCGCCCCCTCCGCACCAACTTTCAGTCTGTTTGACAGGTTCGCAGCAGCAAGTTCAGCGCCCGTTAGATCCTCGGTATCTATTCTTTTTGTAGGGCCGCTTTCAAATAAGTCGCCTAGGGTTTCTACATCAGGAGTAGTGGCTGCAATATCGGCAGCGCCAAACGCACCGACCTTACCTATTGATCCCAAACCTTTTGCTGCTTTTGCGGCGATACCGCCAGGTGCTGCGAACTGAGCTATGAAGCGAGCAGCTTCGCCTATATCTGTAGATGTGTCTGGTTTGTACTTTGCAAAAAACTCTCTTAGTTCTTGTGCGCTTTGTTCATCGCCAGAAAGCTCTGATGGTAGAGTCGCTACACCCTCTACAGCACTAACCAATCCAGCTGCAACACCTCGACCAATGTCGCCAATGGCAGATACATCTTCTTCGCCCAACTGAGCGCCACGTTCTACAAGAGGGTTCTCTTGCAGGTACTTTCTAGCTCTGGCTTTAGCTAAATCAACGTTGTCTGTTTCTACGTTGATAGCTCGCCCATCAGGCAGGTTTACTCTGATCATTGTTAAAGAGTGACAGTTTGAACTACGTCGCTATCTTGTGGCTCAGCTGGAGGGATTAAACCTTGATTCCTCAGCGCCATTCTCCGGGCTTCTTCGTATAAAACACTACGATCTGTGTTTGAAACATCATCCTTTTTAAGAGCGTTAAATAAACTAAGAGTGTCTTCTTCAAGCTGTCTGCGTCGATCACTGTCAGTGTCTTTACTCAACAATAAATTAAATATCTCATCATCGCTCTTGCCAGCAGCTTTTAAGAACTCGTAGTTCTGCATCAAGGCAGTTTCATCTTTGCCTTGTAGCTGGTCGTACTCAGCTTGACCAAGCGTGAAGTCGGTGAAGAAGTTTCTGTCTACAACACCGGGGCGTGACTCTGCAGCACGAGCAAGCGCGTAACGAGTTCTTGGATCAGCTAAATAATCCATGGTCTTGCCAACTGCGCCCGGATCACCACCGATACCGTCTTTACCAAACAAGAACTTCATGATACCCGTTGCTTCAGGCGCAGGCGTGCCCGTTCCATCGTCTTTTTTAGCTGCAGGTTTTTCTGGAAAACCTTCTTTCCTAGCTTTCTCTACTTCAGGCAAACGAGCTTGGGCAGATTCTGGTAGCTCAACGCGCTCGCCAGTGTCTGGCGATATAATGTCAGCGACATTCCCAAAGACAGTGGTAATAGCTTCATAAACAGGCGTGCCAGCCTCTATCAACTGTTGAACCATTGGATCGTTTATAAACTGATCAAGCGCGCCTGACTCAATTAATTGATTTACGCCATATACCGCGGCAGCGCCTGGTATTGCTACTATTGGTCTAAAACCTTGACGCGCTCCACTTAAAACTTGGCGCGTGAAAGACTTCTTGGCAGGCGCATCTGCATCAGGCGCTTTCTTTGAACTAGCAGGAGCCGATGGAGATTTAGGTGGGGCTTTTTGTTTTTTGCCAGCCGCTTTCTTAGGCGCTTTAGTTTTAGACGCAGCTCTCCTCAGCCCATTAATAATCTTAGGGCCAAACCTAACCAAACCAGCCCCCACCCCCAAGCCTGGAATAAACATAAGCGCGGCGTCAACAGGGTTTTCTAAAAGGTAGTTTACAGCGTCTTCACCCATCTCCGATGCTTTTGCTAGGGCTTCATTAAATAAGCCTTCACCTTCTTCTTCCGTGCCATCTTGCTTATCAGCGAGATCACCCGATGCATACCCACGCACAGGCGCAACGCCTGCCATGATGCCCATTCCTTGGCGCTGTTGAGGCGTCTGGAACATTGGCCTGTTCATGATATCGCTGTACATCATGCCTCCTTGGTTCATAAGCGCGGGGCCTCCTTGAAGCACCACCCCTGGCCCTTGACCGGGCACACTGCCCATCTGCGCCCGATTTATGGGCGCGAAGTCAAAATTAGCTGCGCGATCTGAATACCCGCCGGGCATTACGTCTGGTGCCTGATTCATGGGAGGCATTACGTCTGGTGCCTGATTCATCTGAGGCATCAAGCCAGAACCAGGCATGCCCGGCTGCAACCTGCCCCCAAAAGTCTTACCGCCTTGTTGCTGACCAAAAGCTTGTTTCTCTGCTTGGTTGACTGCGCCTACAAATTGGCTAATTTTATTTTGTTGTTCTTGTGCCATAGGCCCTATGTATTTTTGGCCTAAATAGCCTTGGTAAAGTTCCAAGGGGTTTTGCTGCATGCCTCGCATTTGGTTTTGCATTTGCATGAAGTTTCTTTGCATAGGCCCCATTTGCTGCGGGCCAGGCGCAATTGGTCTAGGCCCCATAGTCTGAAGTTGTGGTCGAATCGAATTAGCAAAAGGCGATTGCATTTGCGCAAGTCCAACTATTCCGCCTTGATTCATTCTGTTCGCCTCCGACAAAGCAATTGCCATAGCTTGCTTTGGATTTGTTACTTTTCTACCCGAACCGCCTGATTTGAGAGAACCATCCTTGAACTCTCCCATGACCTTGCTGATCTTTCTCTCACGCCTAGATCGTTTCACGGCTGCGGTTTACTTTGGAGTAATCAACACTGTAGTAACCATCGTCGCCCATGATTACTGCACTTGGGTCAACTGCTTTGAGTTCTTGTGCAATCACACCTTCAGTTGGGTCATCAATGCCCATGGCCTTAGCCGTGTCATTCCAATCCCATGTGTACCAGCCTACGCCGGGTTGAACGTCACCAACCTTCATTACGTTTTCTTTCAGGCGGATGTCAGATTTAGCCGCTCCTACAGCACTCGCAACAGTGCCTACTGCGCCCACTGCCTGAGCAAACTTACTGCCCTGAGTTTGAGCTTGCCCTTGGTTCTGACCCATGCTGAACCCGCTCGTATACTGAGGCATAAATGGCGCGCCACCTTGCAACAACGCTTGGCCACGCTGCAGTCTCATGAACGGTTCATCAGCCATCTGAGTAGCTGCCTTGTACTGCGCATCAAGACCAGCTTGCTGTATGCCTCTACCCGTTACCCCTAACTGATTAAGAGTATTAATCTGCGTGCCCAGCATCTGTTGACCTTGTTGGCCAAGTCCTGCGATGCCTGCTGCGGCCGCACGTTGAGCGCCTGTGCCTTGACCAAACGCCTGCAACGCAGTGCCAAACTGATCTTGCGTAAGACCACCAAGCCCTTGTCCTGCTCGTGCGAAGCGATCCATCTGTTGGCCAAACACATTTGACCCAAGTTGTTGGCCCTGCATGCCTAACTGGCCTATGCCTTGAGCGATGTCTGCACGCTGTCCTGCAAGCCCTGCTTGTGCTTGCGCGCCTTGAATGCCCATCTGGCCGCTTTGTTGAGCGATGTTGCTTACATCTCTTCCAGCTTGCATACCCATTTGGGCAACATCTCGGCCTGCTTGTCCTGCCTGTTGAGCCATTTGAGATCTTAGTTGTTGCGTGGAGATACCCATCTGAGCCGCTCTATTAGCAAGATCAGCTTCAGACTGTATGCCCTGCATGCCAAGCGCAGCTTGCTCACCAGCTACGCCTCTACCCATTTCGGCCGCTTGCATACCAAATTGACCAGCTTGGCCAAGTAATGAGCCAATTCCCTGCTGTCCAGACAGCCCAAGCTGTCCGCCTTCAAGCGCACCTCGTTGAGCTAACTGCTCTGCAGTTAATCCTAGCTCTCCTGCTCTTGCTGCGGCTTGTAAGGACGTTCCTGCTCCAGCCTGGCCCATTGACCCAGTGAGTTGCGCGGCTTGCTGACGGCGTGCCTGCGCGTTCTCAAACGATTGTTGTGCCTGCTGTGCTGCCTGCTGGAAGCCTTGTGATCTTAACTCAGCACCCGTCTTAGCCTGCTGCTGTAATACGTTACGGCCAATCTCAGCTTCTTGTATCGCGCCTCGAGAGCCGCCAAATGCACCCGCTCTAACTTGCTGTGCTCTAGCATCTTGTTTTTGTTTTTCGCCTAGTCTAGCGATCTCTGCTTGTTGCGCATCAATAACTTGTTGCGTGAAGGGGTCTTGGAATCTAGCTATGCCTGCTGGGTCAAACTGCTCACCAGTGCCTGCAAGTCCAGCAATGCCCTGCATGGCTGTTTCACGGCCCATCTGACCAGCAGATCGCAAGTCTGCTCCAGCCATTTGAGTTTGCTCACGCGCTCTTCGTGTGGCTTCCGCTGCGCCCGTCTGAGCGCCGCCAACTTGACC